CAGCCTGCACCAAACCACAAAACGGAGGGCGACATGCCTTTAACCAAAGAAGAACTGGAACAAATCGGCAGCATGATCGGCCAGGCTGTTGCGACCAATACTGAAGCGGCTATCAAGCCTCTCGCGGAAAAGGTTGATGCGCTGCAGGCCAATCAGAATCAGCTCGCGGAAACCCTGACCGCCAATTCTCGCGCTGAAGAGAAAGCCAAACGTGAGGCGGTAGCAAAGGTGCATGGCGATATCGTCGCGAACGCGCTGTCAGGTGAAGCTCTGGACGCCATGTTCAAGTCGCTGGGCGAAGCTACGCCGCTGGGAACTAACAATGCTCAGCAGCAAAAAGAAACCGGCGCACCAGCCGCAGACGAACACTTCAAGTAAGGAGCCGGAATAATGCCACGTTATCGTCGCGTTAATATCGACGGTCAGTCTCTGTACAAGACCGAAACCCGCACAACGGCCGCCGCGTTGCTTCCTGGCACCGCCGCAACCATCAACTCATCCGATAAATTCGCTCAGGCCACCGCGCTAACCGGCCGCCTGTACATCATCGATGTCGGTTATCACCAGGGCCTGACTATCACTGAATCAATCCCTGCCGGTGATTCGGCTGTCGGCAACTACGTCGAAGAAGGCCGCGAGCTGGCGCTGCGTTGCCTGCCTGGTGCCTATAAGAAAGACAGCCCGATCAAGCTGGGAACTGCCGGTCAGTTCACCCTTGCCACCTCCGACACTGATTCAGTGATCGGCTACAGCCAGGATGAATACACCATCGCGGCCAGCACCACCGATTATATTCGCGTGCGTATGCGCGTTGGCACTGTCGCCGCAGCTGGCGCGTAACAAAAGGACAAACACATATGTATTTCTCTAAAGAGACGCTGGCGACTAACTCCCGCCTCGGCGGGCACTGGAGCGAACTGTGGGCAAACCGCAACATGTGGAACCTGCAGAACGATTCCATCATTGCGGCTAACCGCGCAATCATGACGCCTGACATGCTGGCTTGTAACGCTGTTGGCGGTTTCTCCCGTGACTTCTGGGCTGAGATTGACAACCAGGTGCTGCAACTGCGCGATCAGGAAGTTGGCATGGAAATCGTGAACGACCTGATCGGCGTTCAGACCGTGCTGCCGGTCGGTAAAACCGCCAAGCTTTATAACGTGGTTGGCGACATCGCTGACGACGTGTCAGTAAGCATCGATGGTCAGGCGCCGTTCTCCTTCGACCACACTGACTACGCGAGCGACGGCGATCCGATTCCGGTGTTCACTGCTGGTTACGGTGTTAACTGGCGTCATGCTGCTGGCCTGAACTCTGTTGGCATTGATCTGGTGCTGGACTCGCAGATGGCGAAGATGCGTAAGTTCAACCAGAAGCGCGTCAACTACTACCTGAACGGCGATTCAAAAATTCAGGTTCAGTCATATCCGGCGCAGGGCATCAAGAACCACCGTCATACCAAGAAGATTAACCTTGGATCTGGTGCTGGTGGTGCGAATATCGACCTGACTACCGCTGACATGACAGCGATCTTCGCGTTCTTCGGTAAAGGCGCATTCGGCACCACCGCACGCACTAACAAAGTCGCTGCATACGATGTGATGTGGGTTTCCCCGGAAATCTGGGCAAACCTGGCGCAGCCGTACGTGGTTAACGGCGTTGTAAGCGGAACTGTACTGCAGGCGGTGCTGCCGTTCGCGCCGGTAAAAGAAATCCGCATGAGCTTCGCACTGAGTGGTAACGAGTTTATCGCGTACGTTCGTCGCCGTGACGTGATCTCTCCACTGGTGGGTATGGCCGTCGGTGTTGTGCCACTGCCGCGCCCACTGCCTAACGTTAACTACAACTTCCAGATTATGTCTGCTGAAGGTCTGCAAATCACCGCAGACGATCAGGGCCTGTCTGGCGTTGTCTACGGCGCTAACCTGGCGTAAGGAAACAGCATGGCTAAATACGAAGTTGTGCGCCCATGGTTCGGCGTGAAGGTAGGGCAGGTGGTGGAGTTGAAAGAGCTTCACCCGGCGCTGAAGTCTAACGTCCGGCTCATGAATGGTGAGGCAGGCGGAGAACTTACCCCGTCGACGCCTGATGCCGGTACCGGTGAGAAATCTCGCAAAGAGATTATTCAGGGCCGCCTTACTGAACTGGGCATTGAGTTCAAAGGCAACCTGGGCGCTGAAAAGCTCAGTGAGCTGTTGCCGGATGGCGAACTCGAAAAGCTTTTCCCTGCTGAATAACAGCCGCCGCTAAGGCGGTTTTTTTATGCCCCGCTCCGGCGGGGTATTTCACGGAGTCTATAATGGTAACTCTCGAACAGGCGAAGGAATATCTGGAGAGCCAGGGAATTACCATTCCCGATTTTGTTCTTCAGGCTCTCGTCGACCAGGCCAACAGCATTCAGGAGTGTCTCGATGCGCATTATCCTGCATCGACCGCGCTGCTGATTCAGCTCTATCTGCTGGCGCTTATGGGGCTCGGGCAGGGGGATAAGTACATCTCCAGCCAGACAGCTCCAAGCGGGGCGTCTCGCTCGTTCCGGTATCAATCGTTTACCGATCGCTGGAAAGCATCAGTGAACCTGCTGCGCGGGCTGGATAAGTACGGCTGCGCCACTGCCCTTATTCCTGCTGACCCTACCGCCGCCCCGGCATTCGCTGGTATCTGGATCGGCAAGGGCGGCTGTATGTGCGGGGGTAAGTGATGACGTACAAATCAGTTAAGCACGGACTGCCGCGCTCATTCACTCGCGTATGGGTGATGACCAACACCGGGCGGGAGACTACCGGCTACGTGAAATCGGACGGCGAGTGGTTCATCAACTGCCCGCGCATCCGGGCGACTGGCGCGAAGGTGCTGCGCTGGAAGGAGGGCTGATGTCATCGGTAGCGAACTGGTCATACACAGCCACTGCGACCATCTGGCGCAAGGTTGGCGGAAACGATGAGATTGGCGACCCTCTGGGCTATGCCGCTCCTGAGCAAATCCTATGTGATTATGAGGGCGGGCTCAGCAAGAAGTTAGCCAGCCTGGGCGCCGAAATCGTCGTGAAGAACACCGTCTGGACTGAGTTCGCTCTGGCGGCCGCAGGTGATTACTTGCTGATTGGCGTATCAACCGAAGCTGACCCGGTTGTCGCCGGTGCCGACGAGGTACGGCAGGTTATTCGCTATGCCGACACGTTCGAACGGCTGACTGATGATTACGCCATCCTTACAGGAGTCTGATAAACCTGTGCAATAATGACCCAAAACATTAAAAGGAATGACAGGTGATGGGCTTTCAATTTTGGTTCACGGTGTGCGCAATTTTTCTGACATGCCCCTTTATGTTTGTTCAGTCGATAATCTTTTTGCGACGAGGTGTCTACACCAAAACCTTTAAGGGGACGATGCGGAAGGAGTATATCCGCAAAGACACTAAACCTATTGAATTCTGGTTCAGCGTTATTGCTCAAATGATGATGAGCGCTGCAGTGCTTGGATTAGGTTTCTGGTTCTTAGATGATCTACCTGTCTTTCATAGTTGGTACACTGAAATCCGCGCAATGCTCCCTTTTTGATTCAACTTTCAATGAAACCAAACCTCGCTCAGGCGGGGTTTTTTTATTGCCTGGAGACAACCATGGGCATCAAAGTGCGCGGCGTTAAGCAGTCGAAAGCCGGACTCAACCGCATCATCAACGACGTGAAAGGGCGAAAGGTCGTCAGGGCGTTGCAGTCAGCAATGATAATCGGCAGCTCCCAGGCTGCGCTTTATACTCCTATCGACACCTCAACGCTGCTTAATAGCCAGTATCGCGAGTTGATAAACAACGGAGTTCGACTGACAGGGCGTGTGGGGTACANGGCGAACTACGCTGTTTTCGTTCACGATCCGAACGTGCCNCAAACCTTCCGCCGCGCAACCGCGCAGAAAGAGTTCCTCACCAAAGGCTTTGAAGATACCCGCAGCCAGATTGATGCCGTAATGCGCAAGGAGCTTTCAGTATGACGCCAGAAATGTATGAGCGCGTGCGCAATTTCTTTGTTGATGCCGGGCTTACTACTGGCTTCATCGTTCAGATGCTGGCTTGGGATGATACAAAGAAGTTAACAGATGCATTTATCGTATTCCGACCTAACGGTGGCACGGACATTCTTAACGATATTGGCTCGGATTTCTATGTGCTGGTAGACGTCATTTCCGCAAAGGATAAGCGTCGTGCAGCAGCGGAAAAAGCCAAGGAGTTAATCGAATACGCCACCCAAAATGATGTTAGCGATGAGTGCCTTGGGTTAATTCAGAACCGAGGAGGTTTTCCATCGCCCATCACGACCGAAGAGGGCCGCCTGGTCTTCCGACTCCAGTTCATGTGCGTTTACGGCGAATAACCCCATCACCAACCCATCAGGCTGCCATCCGGCGGCCTTTTTTATTTGAGAGGTACACATGCAAGGCTGTGCTAATGATTTTGGCAAGCTGATCGGGAAAGTAGCTGTGCTACGCATGGCCTTTGGCTGCCCCGACGCAGTGCCAGCGCTTTCCGAGTGGAAGCGTCTCGGCGCTATGACGACCAAGGGCATCGACTATTCGATGAACACTATCAACTCCGATGCAGATGATGCTAAAGGACTTGTGGAGAACCTGGTCAACAACATGGATCTGACGATCTCCGGTGAAGGTGAGTTTCGTAAGTCTGACAAAGATAACGAGATCGGCGCGTGGCGTCTGTCGAAGTACATCTTTGACGAAGTTCAGGCAGGCCGTCAGCCTAACCTGTGGGTGCGTTTCGACTTCGCGGGTGAGAACGCAGGTACTTACATCCAGGGCTACATGAACACAACGTCATGGTCTGGTGACTTCGGTACCAACGATATCTCCACCTTCTCAGGCGAGTGGAAGGTCTACGACGCCGACACCGTTGTGTTTGAGGTCGCTGACTCTATCGCAGCCACTGGCGTTGAGGTTACCCCTGCAACTGCTTCTCTGGTCGTTGGCGCAACCCAGCAACTTAGCGGTGCAGTTCAGCCAACCGATGCGACCAATAAGGCGATTACCTGGACGACTTCTGCGGCATCTATCGCCACTGTCAGTTCAACAGGTCTGGTAACGGCCGTCGCCGCCGGAACCGCGACTATTACGGCTACAACCGCAGATGGTGACTTCACAGATACGTGCGCTGTTACTGTGACTGCCGCACCGTAATCACTACAAAGGGCAGCGCGCTGCCCTTGAAACTGATTATGGAGACCGATATGACCCCTTTGAAAGAAATTGGCGAATGTCTGATCGCCGCTGGCGGCCGTGAGTACTTTTTCCGCCCGTCTTTCCGAAACATGACGAGAATAGGCGAGCCAGAGCATATCGTCCGCACTTTCTACGCACTGTTCAATGACGATGTGGCAAAGATGCTTGAGGCGGCGCGAGAAATTCACAGTGCTATACCTGAGCATCAGCGCAGATTTTACGCTTACTACTTCGGTGATATTTCCCTGCCGAGGTGGGCTCTGGATGCAGCAGGTTCAGCTGCTTTTGTGCGCGAGGCATTGCTCTCGGCTATTAACGTTATTCAGTCTTGTTGCGATGAGGATGTTTCTGAGTTGACTGGCTGGCATGAGTTGTCCCGCACCGGGCGGCGCACATTCGTATGGCACCGCGGCGCGCTCCCGCCTGAGAATCTTATCCTGATAGCTCAGTCACTCATCATGCACGGCATTATAGGCCGGGCGAAGGTTCGTAAGTTGCAGAAGCACGAAAGTAAGGAAACGACGTCGGAGTTTCATGCGACTGAATACATCATGGCGGCGCGAAACCATTTCGGCATCAGCAGGGAAGAGGCTGAAAACCTCACTATGACCGAATTTGCCATGATGCTTAACGCCAAATACCCTGACCAGAAAGGATTCACCAGGGAAGAGTACGACGCGGTTATGGACGATGACGATCGGCGCTGGCAGGAAATGATGAAACGAGAAAACTTAAACAAAGCTATGTAGCCATTTTTAGTAGGGGGAATTTAGAACAGTTCTGTGATCACTTTCATATCTATCTGGTAGCATCCTTTAGAACTAATAGGAGATGTGAAAATGAAAAAAATCTTTATTCTGGGGTTGGGTTTATTATCCTTCTGCGTCAATGCTGCTGGCCTTTCTGAGCAGGATTTAATTGAGTTAGGAAAAAAAGAAATTCGAACTGAAATCTCATTGCCAACTTCCTTTTCACAGGAAAAATTTATTCCCGATACTCGTGACAATCCATCTTCTCGAAGTGGAAATGTTTGTCTTAAAATTTCCGGAAGAAAAAATGATGGAACTGCAATGGACGTAGCTGTATACGGAGTTCACATAGCGACAAAAGGTGAAAAAGCAACTTTTGGCGAAATTTTTAAATTTATTGGCGAATCTGAAATGCAAACATCAGAAGCTAAAGAGTCTTGCAAATTATGATATCAGCGTGATGATATGATATATCACCATCATGATATATCGTTAATGAACCCGCTCATCTTGCGGGTTTTTTTATGCCTGGAGAAAAGTGATGTCTGAAAAAGCAGGCGAGATTTATTACGACATCGAGGCCGATGTTTCTGGCTTGCTGAAGGCACAGGGAAAGGCCAATAAGTCACTCGACTCAATCGGCAATTCTGCCACAACCGCAGCCAAAAAGATGGATGAGCTGCAGACCAATATCAACCGTGTGGCCGGCGCTATTGCGGCGTCACTCGTTGTTGACTGGGGTAAGGCGTTTCTCGTTGCCGCTGACAATATGAGTCAGTTAAATGCGCGCATTGAGCGTCTGACCGGTAGCGCTGCAGCGGCATCGCAGACGATGCAGAGCCTGATGCGTATCAGTTCGGCAACAGGAGGTTCGCTGCAGGACACCGCGAAGCTGTGGGAAACCCTCAGCACGGCGTTGCGCGATACCGGAGCGACGAACGGTCAGATTATTCAGCTCACCGAGACACTACAGAAAATCGGGCGCATCGGCGGATCCTCATCCGAAGAAATGGCGAATGCTCTCCGCCAGTTCGGACAGTCAATTTCATCCGGCACTGTCCGGGCGGAGGAGTTCAACTCCATCCTTGAGCAAATGCCGGAACTGGCGCGCCAGATTGCAGCTGGGCTGGGGGTGAGTATTGGTCAACTTCGTCAGCTCATGCTTGACGGAAAGCTGACAGCAGAAGATGCGCTGAATGCCATCCAGAAACAGACCGGATCAGTCAACGCTGAGTTCGAGAAACTCCCGCGTACACTGTCGCAGGCAAATACCGCGCTGACAAACTCATTCCTGTCAATGATCGACTCCGTTAACCAGGCAACTGGCGCAAGCTCTGGCATGGTAGCCGTTATTGACTCGTTGACGGCTGCGCTCGACAGGCTTGTCGGGAAGGCAATTTCTGCCGATGCACAGATTTCTGATCTGAACAGCACGGCTGAAATGTTTACCCGCCGGGCTCGCACTTGGTCATGGCTTGGGCTTGATGGATGGGAGGCGCAAAACAAAGCGCTGGCCGGTCTGAGCAATAAAGCCGCCATGCTGGTTGGCGATCTGGCCGCTGTTAAAAATGCATCTCAGGCCGCAGCAAACACAAAGCCCATCGAGATTAAAACCACTGGCGCGGCTACTGGCGGCAAAGCGAAAGGCGGTAAGTCTGCGACTCAGAAAGAGGCTGAGCAGTACGCAAAAGCGCAGGAGTCCGTCAATGAGAAACTTGACGAACTCCGTCAGAAAGCGGAGCTCTCAGCAACCAGTGTTGGTGAGTTATCGCGTGCGCAGGCCGTGCTGAATGCACAACAATCTCTTGGCAAAAGCGCCTCGCAAGATCAGATCGTACTTGCAGGACAGCTCGCGGCTAAGGCCTGGGATAATGCCAATGCTTTGCGCGAGCAGGCAAAGGCAGAAAAAGCACGCACTGAGGCTGCCACTAACTTTAGCGCCATCCAGGGTAAAACCAGTAAAACTGCAGGTTTGGATAGCCAGTATCAAAAGGACATTGCTGATATCCAGCTTTACGCACAGCTTTACCCTCAAAAAATTGGAGAAGCTGAAGCCGCAAGGGCGGCAATAGAGCAACAGTACCGCACGCAGCGTAATGCAGCGATGTGGGATGAGTGGTCTCAGCAGAATCTTGCCACTCAGGCCGCATCGGCAGCGTTTGAGGCTTTCGGCAACAATGCTTCCAATGCACTGACTGGTATTATCACAGGCAGCATGAGCGCATCAGAAGCCCTCCAGTCAATCGGTAGTACTGTTCTGAACAGCGTCATCAACACATTCGTTCAGATGGGCGTNGAGTGGGTGAAATCAGCAGTGATGGGGGCTGCTGCGCAAACCTCTGCGATTGCCACAACTACTGCGGCGCAAACCGCAGGCTTGGCGACAACAACCGCAGCAAGCACCGCGGCGGCCACGACAACTATGGCAGTCTGGACGCCAGCAGCAGCTGTCGCCTCAATCGGTTCTTTTGGCGGCGCGGCGGCTATTGGTATTGCGGCTCTTATTGCTGCTATGGCGATGGCTGGCGGTATTGCCGGGAAGCGTAAGAATGGCGGACCGGTATCAGCAGGCTCTATGTACCAGGTAGGTGAGGGCGGCATGCCTGAAATCTACCGAGCATCGAACGGCAGCCAATACATGATCCCAGGCGACAACGGGAAAGTCATCAGCAACAAGCAGATGAATTCCGGCGCCGGCGGTAGTTCTGTGCCTGTCACTATCAACATTCAGAACTATACCGGAGCAACTGTCGACGCGCAGGCGACCCAGAACGGTAACGGTGTGACGATCGATATGATTGTTGCCGATATCAACAAGGGCGGGCGCATCGGCCAGGCTATCCAGCAAAATCACCAGGCACCACGCAAAGCAAGGGGATAACATGCCAATTCCGTACCCTGACTGGCTGCCTTTGGCACAGAAAGGGAAATCACCCACTACAGATACCGGGTTTCGCGTCGATCAGCCGACGGTCGGCGCGCCGGTATTCCAGAAATTAACCGACGATCTGAAGACGTCTGTCTCCCTGACGTGGACATTCACCCAGGATCAGCACCGGGCATTCATGCAGTGGTTGCGCAGCCCGAACTACCTCGACAACTGCAATCAGTGGTTCACGATGCCGCTTGGCACCGGGACCGGTGACACAGGCGTCGAGGTGCAGGAATTACACTTTCTCTCCTGGCCTTCGTGGTCACAGTCCGGGTCCATTTTCACGTGGAGCGGTGATGTTGTTGCGCGCGAGCTGGTTAACTCAGATGACGAGTTTGACGACATCATCATTGAGCTGCCGCCACCATGGGCCTCATGGCTGGATATCGTTGTCACTGGCTATCCTGACGGGCGAGACCCGGAGAGCTTACCGAAGGTGCCATAATGCCGACGCTCAGAGAATTTCAGAGCCGAAGGCCAAACCGCATACTGTACGAAACAATCACGTTTTACAGCCCGGTCTTTGGCTATATCAGGCTCGTTAATAACCAAATTTTCCCCAAAACCCTTGGTGGGCAGGTCTACACGCCTTGCCGCATGGAGTTAACCGAAAGCCAGCAGAGCAACACGCCGATCCTCGACAGCACCGTCAAATTTGGCCGGCTGGCGCAGGACTTCAAGCAACAGCTCAAGCAGTGGAAAGCCTACTCGCGCATCACGCCCATATCCGCAACCTATCAGCAGTTTGACGCAGCCGACATGACGACTGCCATCAAGTCGTGGACGCTCTACGTCAGCGACTGCTCGATGGACGACAAGGACGTGACGTGCAGCCTGACGCGTGTTAACCCGCTTAACCGTAACGTCGGGCGGCTGTACACAGTCGAAGAATATCCGGGGCTCCAGAATGCTTAAAGACGATTTCCTATCGCGGGTTGAGGGCATTCCATGGAGTAACCGCGCCTGCAGCTTTGACGCTGCTGACTGCTGGGGCTTGGTGGTCCTCTATTACCGCCACGTTCTGGGGACCGAAATTCACCAGACTGTGGATTACGAATCCGGGCGCGACTTCATGACGTGCTATGACTCTGACGTTGTCTTCTGGCAGCCGGGCGCCACGTTCACTGAGAGCGGGATCTTCGTCGCCTGGGTTGGCAGCCAGCCTGTGCATGTCGGCCTGATTGTTGGTGGTCGCGCGCTGCACAGTCGCGGGGAAAATGGACACGTCCGGTTCGACGCTATCCGGACAATACAGAAGCTATTCACCAGAGTGGAGTTTTACACCTATGCCGGTAATCGAGATTCAGCGCGTTCCGGGGATGCCGAAGGACCGGGCGATTGTTAAAGCCGGCACGTTATTTTCCGAGTGGCTTGAGCAGGAAAGTTTTCACCGCGATATTCGCATCAACGTTAACGGCAAAGAACTGCAACCAGATGATGAGCTGGAGTTTACACTTCAGGACGACGACCGGGTAATAATTTTCGACCAGCCGAAGAGCGGCGGTCTTGTCGGCACCCTGCTAAACCCGCTCGAGCATCTGAACCCGATCAAGTTCACTCAAAAAGTATTGTCTTCGCTGATGCCGAAGCCAAACACGAACGTCGGCGGCGGAAACAGTAAGACCTCACCGAATAACAGCCTGAAGGGGCAGACCAACATCGCGCGCAATGGCGAGGCCAAGCCGGACAATTTCGGCCAGGTCCGCTCTTTCCCTGATCTGGCTCAGGAGTCGCTCTTTGAATACATCAGCAACCTGAAATACATCACTGAACTGATGGTGTTTGGCCTTGGGAAGTACGATGTAACGTCTGTTCGTTTCTCGGAGTCGAATCTTGGTTCTATGGCCGGTGCCAGCTACACCATTTACCAGCCAGGTGATGTCATACCGGTGGTAAATGAGGGATATCAGTTCGACGATGTCGACGGGCAGGAAGTACCTGGCCTGAACGAAAGCAGCGATTTCCCGATTGAAACAGCAACGGCAAACACTGTCATTAGTGGCGTTTATGCTGGTGGCCAGATAGCGATGAAAATCCTTAAACAGGCTGACTTCGACTACTTCGCCGATCTGACTTTTCCGCACCCGGTCACGTTCACAATTAACGTGACATATCCGATCACCGTCGGAACGCGTACAGAAGACGTCACGCTTTCCGGTAGACTAATCAGTTTTGCTGAGACGAACGACGGCGCCGTTGTTAACCCGAAATATTACTACACGTTCACTTTCGACAGCCTGAATGGCCCTTCTATCCCCATTCAGGATGCGACTATCAACACGACGAAGTTCATTCTGAACGATAACGCCGCGCTGATCGTCGGTCCGTTCTTCTCGCCGATACCATCAAGCCAGCTGTGGCTGCATACGCAGTCCGGGCTCGGCGGTAACAGCGAAACTAACTGGGTGGTAAACATCTGGAAAGTCGACAATGACAACAACCTGATACCAGGAACAGAGCAGACGTTTACGTACCGGCAGACGACGCCACACGACTACATGTCGGAGACGTTTAACCGGACTGACAAACTCACTCCGGCGGGCGGGTTTGGGCGCTATGCGATCACCTTCAAGAGGACGGATAACAGCAGCGACGCGAGCAAGCTGCAGGTCGAAGAGATTCATGCGGTAAACGTCAGGACTAACGTCGTTCACGCTGAAGATTCTCTGGTAATGGTGAAGGTCCGGGCTACCGAGAACGCCACAAGCGGGCGCGACAGGAAGTACAACGCGCTGATCACCCGCCACGTCATCAGCTACAACATGACGACGCAGCAGGTCGATTACACGCTCAGGCCATCGCGTAAGTTTGCAGATATTGCGCTGTTTAACTGGCTGGTGGTAGGGCAGCAGCCGGAGTCGAGCATTGATATTTATGGCCTGTACCAGATCCAGGCAGAAATCGACGCTATCGACCCGCGCCTGGGGTATTTCGATTTCACCTTTGACGATGAGGATGTGTCGCTCGGTTCGCGCATGGAGACTATCTGCGATGCCGCCAGCGTGTCGGTTTACGACGACAACGGCGTGCTGTCATTCACCCGGGACAGCAAAAAGACATCTGCGGCCACGATATTCAACCGATCAAATACAAAGCCAGATGGTTATTCGCTTTCTTACGACATGACGCTCCCGGGCGGTTATGACGGCGTAGAGGTGCAGTTCCGCAACCCGGACACCAATAAGCAGGACTTTGTACGGTACCGGATATCCGGAAATTCCATCATTGAAGGATCGCCGGCCAAAGCGAAAAAGTTCGAAATGCTTTACGTCAGAAACAGGTTCCAGGCGGCGGAGCGCGCGCTTAGGGAATGCAGGCGGCTTATCTACTCCCGCATGACCATGCAGGTAACGGCCATGGCAGACGGAGAATGGGTAAACATAGGCGATATGGTTCAGGTACCTGACACATACGATACCAACCAGCAGGCCGGTTATATCGTCTCTCGTGTCGGGAACGACTTCGAGACGAGTGAGCGCATCACCTTCTCCGGAACCATGTTTGTGCAGGTCACGGACTCGTACGGTGCCACCACGGCGCGATACCCCGCATCTCCTCGCGCTGATACTGCGTTCGGCTTTACCGCTGCTATCCCGAATATCGATCTCAACCTGTTTGATGGTTTCGACGTCCAGTCTCCTTCACGGTACGTGATCGCCACCTCACAGGAGCTGGATGCCGGGCAGTGGACTATCACCGCCAAGCAACCTGATGGAAAGGGTAGTACCGCATTAACCCTCGCTGAGTATAGCGATCTGATTTACCAATAAGACCCATCCCGATCACCCAGACCCGGCCACCGAGCCGGGTTTTTTATGGAATCAATATGGCTACTCAACCAACTCAAAACGCTGTACCAAGCGAATCACCCCGCGACCTGAAGTTTAACGCTGGAAAAATTGATGAGTTTGTCACTTCATTTGTTCAGCAATACATCGATCGTTTTGGAAAAGCGCACTATACGATTGAAGGTCTGAAGCAGTTAGTGCTTCAGCAGATATACAACCTTGGATGGAACCTGAGGGGCTCTTTCCAGGATGGCGGCACTGTGACGTCAGCTGGCGACCTTCTCCAGGATGAGAGCACGTATATCTGGTACCGCTGGGATGACCTCGAAACTTTGCCAAAAACCGTTCCTTCTGGTTCTACCCCAGCATCAGCTGGTGGTACGGGGGTTGGTAAATGGCAGCCGGTTGATGTAGCAGATGTCCTGCGTAAAGATCTGGCATCGTCATCACCTGGGAAGGGGGCTTCACTGGTTGTAATGGAAAGTGGCGAAACGGTGCAGCAAAGCATTACTGCCTTAAAGGAAAAAACCACCCAGAACGACTATGCCAGTTTCAAAAATGCAACAGTACATAAAAATGCATTAGCAGACGGTGGGACTATCGCCATTGAATGCTATGGCGACAGCACGATGTGGGGAAGCACCTCGCTTAACTCTACAGTACAGAACCCGGTAAACCCTCCTGCAGTATTTCAACGTACCATGGACTTGTTGTTTGGTACTGGAAAGGCGAGCATCACCAACAAAGCGATACGAGGAACTGCTCTTTTCTCAATGTTAGCCGGTACCGATGGTAGTGGCAGCACGTTCGAAGCAAAGATGCAGGTAACGACTGCAAGCGTAATATACTGCAACCATGCTCAGAACGACTGTAACTCATTATTGAGAACAGTTTCTCAATATAAAAATGACCTTGTTACTTTTGTCAATATAGTAAGGAAGTACGGAAAAACCCCAATACTGGTAACTCCAAACATAACAATTGTTCTGGATGGTATTACTGAGACTATGACGAAGCGTCTGCCAGCATTTGTTGATGCTATGCGCACTGTCGCAAGGGTCATGGGGGTTGATTTAGTCGATAACCACTATTACACCTTTAAATCCACGCGGTATGTTAGAGGGTATGATATCGTTCCTGACGGTGTCCATCCAGGCACTGACGTATATGCAATGTGTGGAAGAAACCTGGCAATACCACTGATATCTGCACGAGTCCTTAAGAAACCTGGAGATATCAGCAGCCTAAGTAACGTCACATATCGTGATAATATTACATCTGGCAGGAATTTTAGAAACGCCGACAGTTTGTTCACTAAGCAGCTCTCATGGGATGCCGTGGCCTCGCAAACAGGAATCTATTACCCGTTTATCCTTGATAACCCAACTGATGATACAGTCATCGGAATTGGCGGCTTCCAGTGGGGCGGCGGTGGGAAAACGATTATTGGGTACAATGATTCTTTATCTGATCCAAGACTTAGCGGCACGTTAGACCAGCTAAGGACTGGCGGCACCGACGAGAACGCATTTTATGTCCCTCCGGTTTGTAAGTTGCTTCCTGGGCTGCAGTTGGTAAATATTCTTAACCATTCAGCATCAGGCGGAGTCAGCTCGTCCTTCTCCGGTATTATTCTGTTTAGCAGGCGGGATGTAAGTTCAGGATACGTTGACGGATCCGGGTACACTCAAAGCAGACCTGTAATGGTAGGCGATGAAATAACGTTCAGTTGTTATGTCAATGCTGGCGCGGGGGTTAACGAAAACCTCCTTGTTCTTACCGAAACCCTTAACACCACTACAGCGTGGTTAACATTAAACAATGGTGCCGGGACAATAACTCTTGGAATGAACGGCGGCGCAACATTGACAGTTGCCACTGGAATACAAACAGGAATGTACAATGTCAGGATTACGTTGAACACAAACAGGACAGTTAGCATTCTCTTTGGTGGTGTAAGTGCTACCACCGCCGCAGCTAACACGCCTTTGGCAACATGCTACGTTTCTACACGTGGCCTTTATAACGTAAGGAAGCCATAAGCAATAGAGAATGGTCCCAAAGTGTTGTTTGTGATTTTGTTTGGATGTAGAGTCTGTGCAATCACTATCTTTGGGGCTATTTACGTGCGTAAAAACAACTTCGACATACTTAGGCTTGTCCTTGCTTTAACAGTTATGTTTTTCCATATTGGAGGTTTAACTGGCAATGAACTACTTAAACTTGCCCCAGGCGATCTGGCTGTAAAATGCTTCTTCGTCATAAGTGGTTACTTAATAAGCAAAAGCTACCTAAAAAATAACAATCTATATGACTACTCAAAGTCTCGATTTCTAAGGATATATCCTCTTTACTTTGTTTGTGTCACATCTTGCTTTTTCATTGGTATGTTTTTATATTCCGATGGATTAGTGGCGTATCTCCAAGACGGAGCTACAAAATATATTGTGGCAAACCTCGCATTCCTTAACTTCATACAACCAGACCTGCCAGGGCTTTTCGTCGATAACCTCAAAAATAGTGCTGTCAACGGATCGTTGTGGACAATTAAAATAGAAGTTATGTTCTATATATCCGTGCCAATAATTTATGGAATTATTGCGAAGATTTTTGGCAATAAAATAACTATTGCTGTTATTGCATTGTTGTCCCTGATATCAGCAATTGCTATCGAGATCATCGTGGATAAGTATGGATTGAGTGAATCTTTAAAAAATCAACTGCCATCNCTTATGATATTCTTCATGGCTGGTGCAGCTTTGAACTTTTTCACGCCATCATTCTTAAATGTTAAATATCTGCCATTGCTTTTAGTNGCGCTATATTTCTGCGATAGTCATATCTTAGGTAAAATTATCTATCCTTTTGTTGTTGCAGCATTTGTTTATATAATNGCATTCAAGACAAAACCTATATCAATTCATGATAGAATTGGCGATTTGTCCTATGGGGTATATATTTTCCACTATCCTGTTATTCAGTTTATGTATCATTTTGGAATGTATAAGAACTTCTATATAGGGTTCGTTTCAACCATTGTTACCGTTTTAGTGCTGGCATATGCGAGCTGGCATTTAATGGAGAAAAGGCTTACATCTCATAATAAAAAAGAAAAAACGATTCCAAACTCTGTTTCTGACGCAGTTTAACGTTTAAATAGGCTAATCCCCCCAACATTTTTATAGGGGGGATGCCTCTCCCTTCTTGTCATATCATCGTAAGTGTAGCCCTTCCTTTCTGTTGTCAAAATATCCATTGCTAGCAAAGAGTTATATCTTTCGTACAATTAAAGTGTTGGCCTATTCGTGTTGCCCTATTGATCAATTATTTATTTAAAACTACTGTATATATAGACAGCATTTGTGGGGTGGTGAGATGCAGGCAACAGCCCAGCGATTCAGACTTAATGAACTTTGTGGTGTGAACGGTAGTTCTTACCTTGTGGAGACTGCTGGTGGCTATGCCATCTTACAGACCGACCAGGTTCCTGCAGATGGCAGGCGCGTTTTGCTATGCGCATTTGGACGCCTGCAGATTGCTGTGGTTATGGGGGGTTCGCTTATAACAGAAGATGGAGAGTGTTTAGAAGGCGAGGCGCTTGATGATGTTCGCCTGGTTGGAGTAGTTACACATACAATTCACCCCGTTTCTTCAGACGAAAATCCCTTCATGTAGTATTCAAAATGAGCAATCAACTCTCTTTCTTTCGAAATTTACAAACACCAAAAAACCAATAGCGTTGAAGGTTTAGAAGCGAAGCGGCCAGGAAGTAGCCACACATAAGCAAGCGGCCATCTTGATCAGTACCTCGGTTAAAACTACTGTATATAAAAACAGTATTCGAGGTGTGCATCATGGAGTTCTTCAGACCAGCAGAGTTACGCGAAATTATTGCTATCCCGCTGTTCAGCGATTTAGTGCAATGCGGGTTCCCGAGCCCGGCCGCTGATTATGTTGAGCAGCGTATCGATCTCAATGAGTTGCTGGTGTCCCATCCCAGTTCGACGTATTTCGTAAAAGCTGCCGGAGACTCAATGATTGAGGCGGGGATCAGCGACGGCGATCTGCTGGTGGTGGACAGCTCACGCACAGCTGAGCACGGTGATATTGTCATTGCCGCAGTGGAAGGGGAGTTCACTGTTAAACGCCTGCAGCTGCGCCCGACTGTCCAGCTAATTCCAATGAACAGTGCTTACTCACCGATCATTGTCGGTAGCGAGGACACGCTCGATGTGTTCGGTGTCGTGACTTTCATCGTTAAGTCGGCGAGCTGAATATGTTTGCGCTCTGTGATGTGAATTCGTTCTACGCATCATGCGAGACGGTGTTCAGGCCAGATCTGAGAGGGCGGCCGGTTGTCGTTCTCTCGAATAACGATGGCTGTGTAATCGCACGCAGCGCCGAGGCCAAGGCCGCTGGAATTACCATGGGGGAACCATTCTTCAAGCAAAAGGAGCTTTTCCGGCGCGCTGGCGTTGTTTGCTTCAGCAGCAACTATGAGCTGTATGCTGATATGTCAAACCGGGTAATGACGACGCTCGAGGAAATGAGCCCCCGGGTAGAAATTTACAGTATCGACGAAGCTTTTTGCGACCTGACAGGTTTTCGCAACTGCCGGGAGCTGACGGAGTTCGGCAAAGAAATCCGCGCTACTGTTCTGAAGCGTACGCATCTGACTGTTGGGGTTGGGATAGCCCAGACCAAAACTCTTGCTAAATTGGCTAACCATGCAGCGAAGAAATGGCAACGCCAGACCGGCGGCGTGGTCGATTTGTCCAATATCGATCGCCAGCGTCGGTTGTTGTCAATTGTGCCTGTCGAGGATGTCTGGGGCGTCGGCAGACGCATCAGTAAGAAGCTGAATGCCATGGGCATCAAAACGGCTCTCGACCTCTCAGAGCAGAGTACGTGGATTATTAGGAAGCACTTTAACGTAGTACTCGAGCGAACGGTCAGGGAGCTGCGTGGCGAACCATGTTTAGAGCTGGAGGAGTTTGCTCCAGCAAAGCAGGAAATTGTCTGTAGCCGGTCCTTTGGCGAACGTGTAACAGAGTACGAACAGATGAGGCAAGCGATATGCTCTTACGCAGCGCGCGGGGCCGAAAAGCTGCGGGGTGAACATCAGTACTGCCGCTTTATCTCTGCGTTCGTGAAAACCTCTCCCTTTGCGCTTAACGAGCCGTATTACGGTAACAGTGCGTCCATGAAGCTTCTTACCCCCACTCAAGATTCACGCGACATCATCAACGCCGCTGTAAAGTGCTTGGACAAAATCTGGAATGATGGGCACCGGTACCAGAAAGCTGGAATCATGCTTGGTGACTTCTTTAGCCAAGGTGTGGCGCAACTCAACCTTTTCGACGAGAATGCGCCGCGCGCTGGTAGCGAAAGGTTGATGGAGGTGCTCGATCACCTGAACGCGAAAGAGGGAAGAGGTACGCTCTACTTTGCAGGGCAGGGCATTCAGCAGCAGTGGCAGATGAGGCGAGAAATGTTGTCGCCGCGGTATACAACAAGATATTCAGATCTGCTCAGGGTTCGATGAAGCTTAGTTATGTAGTAATCCGCAATGCGTCTAAAGCAATCATCGAAAGCGCTAACAATAAATTTAAAATCAGGCAATAACATTGATGCTTGCATTAAGACACATTGCTTAAATTAATATAAATTTAACCCTAGTTTTGTAATTTCACCTCTGCGATATCTAAAGAATATATCGCTATTTTTAGAAATGAAAGAAGCAATGTGTCGGTCATTGTCATCAATGCCTTCCCATGAGAAAGGGACGTTGTTATTCATTAGGCTTTCGGCAAAGCTTATATGGGTTAATGCCAAGAAAATCCTAACAAAATTAGACGGTTCATTAAAATCATTATTCAGCAAATGTAGCGTTAAATGTCTATTGAAACTGCCCTCATTAATACCTCCAGTCGGTTTGTAGATTACGTTTTTAAAAAACGTTCTGGTTGAGTTTAATACATCGCACTGGGGGTTTATATGTGTGAAGAAATCAATTTCACTTTCAATGTCATAACCTTTCCCTGGATGCCAATCGAATCCATCAACCTCACGTAATCCCCAGTTAATAATTAGCTTCCTTATTTCTTTCTCGAATCTATCAGCGCTGGTATTAGTATTGTCACCATCAGCATATATAACGAATAAATTTCTTAATCCTCCCTCAAACACAGGAAAAAGAGACATGATAGATATGTGATCGTAACCTAGGTAAAAGGCTTCTATAGCTTCAAAAATAATTGTTTTATAATTCTTAAGTGATTCGCTCTTACTAAAGTACTTATTGAAATAAGCAATGGCCACCTTTAGTGAGAAGTTTTCGAATAACCATTTATTGGCATTGTCTATGGGGCTTTCTGATTTTTTTATTTCATGAATGGCCTTAGAAATTGTGCCCTCCCCTATATATAATGGTAAAGCTATGCCTAGAGGGTTTGCATGCTCCTGAATAGCTGTGCAACGACCCCAGTGTTTATTAAGGTATGATATGGGTCTTTCAGTCAATAAAAAGTTTAAACCATCAACTACTACTTTAAAAGAACCATAACAGAGTTCTGTTTTAAAGATAGCAACATCTTTATTGTGATGTTTTTTGAATTGCTGAGAAATATCATGCTCAGTAAGTTTATCTAACTTGGATAATCTTTTCAACGTTGGGAGATATTCTAGATAATCAGACATGATGAGCCTTCTATTAATGGTATTCATTCGATTGAAACATAATACATAAAAAAAGCTAAAAGTGAAAAGATTAAAAATTAAAAAATTGATTCATGAACTCACTTTAGGGCTTAATCTAAGAACGAATAATCATATTTTTTCAACTTATAGGAATAATCAATTCAGCACTTTGATGTTTCGGATTCCCCACTTCGCGCGACACGGCGTGCCAGGTAAACTTGTCGGCGGGCACAACTCCGTCAGCAGCTATCTCTTCCGCTTCTTTCCCTCCTACATCCTGACGCATCCACTCGCGTGCTGCTTCCGGAGACAAAACCAGTGGCCGGCGGTCGTGAATGTCGACCAGACCTTTGTCAGCTGCAGACGTCACTATCAGAAATCCTTCCGCTTCATCGCCGCGCTCGAAAGGTGTGCTGCCGATCGCGGCCATAAATATTGGCTGGCCGTCGGCCCGGTGAATGAAGTAGGGCTGTTTCTTGTCACCTTCCTTCTTCCATTCGAACCAGCCGTCAGCAAAGCAGATCGCTCGGCCATGTTGCCAGAGAGGTTTGAACATTCGGCTTGTGGCCGCGGTTTCGACGCGCGCGTTAATCAGTGGCGGTTTATCCCACCACCCGGGAGCGTAACCCCAGAAAACAGGATCGAGGTGCAGTTGCTCGTCGCGTTCGCTCAACAGCAGAACCTTAGTGCCTGGCGCGACGTTGAACCGGCCAATAGGTTCCGGGTCGTATGCGATGTCGCGATCGGCTTCATCAGCCAGGTAAGCCAGATATTCTTCACGGGTTTGGGCTTGTGCAAAACGTCCACACATAGAAACCTCCAGTCAGTCAGACTGAAAGTATAGGGCAGGGAGAAAAAGTAGCGC